GTCGAAGTGATAAAAGAGGCGGAAGCCGAATTGAAGTACCGCAAAAAGCACGGGATCGAATAATGAGCACACCAGACTTTGACGCAGAAAACGCAAAGCACCGCGCGCAAATCTTCGAGGATGCGGCTAAGTATTTCCGCTGGGATGGGCCGATGGGAGAGTCACCGGCATTTCCTCCGATGGCGCGGGTTATGGAGTCGCTGGAAGTGCAGGTGAGGATTAACCGACAATGAAAACAGTCTATATCTCCGGGCCAATTACGGGCAAAAGAAATCTAAACCGGGCGGCGTTTGAATCGGCTGCGGGCACGGTTTCCGGGTTCGGCCTGACGCCGATCAATCCGCACGATCTATGCGAGCCTGGATGGGATTGGTCAAAGTGCATGCGAGCGGATATTGCCGCACTATGCGAATGCGACGCGATATTGATGCTTAAAGGCTGGCGACACTCAAAAGGCGCACGGCTTGAAATGTACATTGCAAGCGAGCTTGGGCTGCGGGTAATTAAGACGATGGGCCAGCTTGAAAAATACGTAAACGAGGCGGTGCAATGAGCCCATATGGTCACGGTGGAATAATGGTAACCTGCGCGGTCAATTATTGCATTGGCCGACGGACGTACATCGTTGCGGAATGCGCTGACTGGCTGATTGCGATATGGGGTCAATTGCCAGCTAGCGCTCAGGCGATTATTAAGCGCGATGTGGAACGGGCGTTTGCGAAAGATGAAATTGAGCGCAATGTCATCGCCAAATCGTCGCCAAAGGCCGCAGAGTGCGAGCACATAGTTTATTCACTTGGCGATCGCATGGACCGCGAGCAATGGGAGCGAGTTAGGAGGCTGTGGCAATGACCGACCCGCGCAAAATAGCCCGCGGCAAACCGTGCATGGTTAGATTGCCATGCTGTGACGGTGGCGGGGAAACGACCGTACTGGGGGAGCTATGAAAATCGTGCATGAAGTCGCTGGGTATGAAACCAGCCGCGACTATGAAAAGCTGGCCGACTTGATGCAGTCGCAGTCGGTTGTTTGCATGGTCGATTGTTATAACGGTGATTTTCGCGATATTTGCCAGACGATATTTAGCCCATCCGACATTGGGATCAAGGAAACGTGGCATATTAGTGCTCGCGGGATTTCTTATGTATACCAGTGGGATAGGGCAGGGTTTATCAGGCAATGCGAGCGCTCAAACGTCGAGTTCATCATTCCGAGCAAGCAACTATGAAAATCGAGCGCGCAAATCTTGCAATCGTTTTGCAAATTGGGGTGGTTGAGTCAATCCGGATGGATTGCGATGCGGCTATAAAGGATGGCCGCGGGGCTGAGCCGGGCGGATGGTACACGGATCGAACGCATCAAATATTAAAGGCGATCCAAGCAATCGAAAATGGCGAGCAATTGGAGATAGTAGATTGAGGCATCCTACGCAAATCAACTCAGACGCCGACCGATACACTCGGGCATACAATCAGGATTCAGCCGGGCAGGCGATGGCTTGCGAGGCTGTTAGAGTCAAGTTGACGCCATTCAAGCTCGAAAAGTACGCGGGCGAAAAGGCCGAAAAGGTCGCATTTGAAATGCGCGTCAGTGTCGAGTTAGTGCGGGAGATGCGTAAGAGGTGGGGCAGCGGGACGATTGAGGATGCGCGCAAGGCTAAAATGGCTAAACGGGGAGGCTAGAAAATTTATGATTCAAAAAATAACAAGAACACATACCAATGCCGCGCCGGGGTGGTTCGTTGGGACTCCTGGCGTTAGTGATGACGGGATGGTCTGCATGATTTGGTGGGAGCCTGTAATTGCATGGCTTGTTTGTACCGAAATAATTGATCGGGATGCGGATGTGGTGCATAGCTGGGTTGATCCAATCGCAGTACAGTCAATCGGGCATCGATATGTAATTCGCGCACCGGACGGGAAAATATATGAGCAAGAAGTGTGCGTTCACGCTGATGATGAAAGTGTGCTTAGAAATTGGCGAGAAGAAGATTTGATCGCAAAATCCCTAAGAGAATCAAGGGCGCGAAATGAGCAAAAGTGAGCAAAAAGAAGCCGGGCTAAGCATCCAGCACCAAAGCACGGGATTGAATAATGAACGACTTTGACGCAGAAAACGCAAAGCACCGCGCTGATATTTTCGCGGAGATGGCGCGCTATTTCAGATGGGATGGGCCGATGGGCGAAAGCCCCGCATTCCCTCCTATGGCTCGGGTTATGGAGTCGCTGGAAGTGCAGGCGAGGATTAATCGACAGTGACAGACCGCCGCGCCTATCGCATTCGCCGAGATAATCCGAGCGCGCAATATGTCGCCAGTTCGGCAGCGCAAGAGATTATGCGGCTGTCCGAATTGAACAAGGAATTCGACGTTGATATTCGCGAGCCTCAGCGCACGCTGGACGCCAATGCGTGCATGTGGGCAACGCTTGCGGATATTGCCGCACAGGTCAAATGGGCACACACGCACCAGGGGCGCTGGCGTATCGATTTGATGCCGTCGGCGAGCTGGAAAGCGGTGCTCACTGCGGCCTACGAGCAGGAAACGGCGATGGCAGAAGGAGTCAACGGTGGCACCGTGATGATGGGCGCGAGAACGTCGAAGTACAGCCGTAGGCGCATGGGTGAGTTTTTGGAGTTTGTGCATGCGTTCGGGGCGGGAAAGGGCGTGCGCTGGTCGGCCAAGGCGCGGGATGAGTTGGCGGAGTTTTCGAGGGCTAAGGCGTGAACTACTACAACGAAATAGACCCGCAGTGTGCCCAATGGCTGCGCAATTTAATCAGCGCCGGCCTGATCCCGCATGGTGATGTGGACGAAAGATCAATCGAGGACGTGGTGCCCAATGAATTGCGTGGATACACCCAACACCATTTTTTCGCAGGTATCGCCGGCTGGTCCCTTGCCCTTGATCTTGCCGGATGGCCGCGAGATGTGCCCGTTATCACTGGGTCGTGCCCTTGCCAATCTTTCAGCATCGCAGGTAAAGGCGCTGGGTTTGCAGATAAGCGGCACTTGTGGCCTGCGTGGTTTCACATCATCCGCGAGATGCGGCCTAACGTCGTTTTTGGCGAGCAAGTTAGCGCAGCAATTCGATTCGGCTGGCTCGATCTTGTTTCGTCAGACCTGGAAGGAGCGGGTTACGCCGTCGGGTCGGCGGTATTGGGAGCACACAGCGTCGGGGCGCCGCACATCAGGCAGCGATTGTATTGGGTGGCCGAGTCCGACAGCGCGAGACGACAGGGGCGGCGCGGCGCCCGACCGACAGGGCTCGCCATATCTAAACGAAGCGGCGTCATGGGCGACGCCAGCGGCACGCGATTGGCGCAGCAACTCGGCGAGCGAGGAGCATCACCGGGCCCGGCAGGAAGAGACTCGAGGGAAACCGCTGAGCGAGCAGGCTCACCAGTTGGCGCCTTGGTGCAGCCCGACAGCTCAGGACCATTCACGCGGCACAGCGCCACCGAGAGCGCAGGACACGGGCGTACCGTTGAGCCAGCAGGTTTCTGGGCTGACGCAGAGTGGATCGAATGCAGGGATGGGAAATCAAGGGCAGTTGAACCCAGAACTGCCCCGCTGGCTTCAGGGCTACCCCGCAGCATGGGCAATCTCGGCGCCAAATTACGAGAGCTGGCAGGCGTGGCAAGGCTTGATGCAAAAAGCCTAAAGGGCGCGAAAGATTTTCGCGTGACTCAATTGCGTGGGTATGGAAACGCAATTGTCCCACCGCAAGCGGCGGAATTTATCAAAGCCTACATGAGCGCGGAGCAGCGCAAGGCAGTCGCGGCATGAGACAAGATGACCTCATGCGACAGATGAGCCGCGCTGGCATTCGCCTGGACGATGCCGCTACCGCCGCGCGGATCGCCGTGCAAGCGCACCGCAACGAGCGCAACAATCTAATCATCGCCTCGCGTGGTGCATCGCTGACGATTCGGCAGATTGGCGCCATCTTTGGCCTGTCTCACGTCCAAGTGCTTCGCGTGGTACGTGCTGCATCTCACGATGTACCAGCACAGGGCGGCACTGTGCGGGCTACTCCGAGCTGAGCGCATACAAATGAACTCTTTGGCTATGTCACCGGCTGAGCTTGCCGCGCTGCAAAAGTCACCAACGTTGTTGGTCGAGGCGATCAATACCCTGTTGGGCCAAGCGTCATTTTTGGCTGAGCACTACGAGCTATTGACGGGCAAGCCGCTGGGGCTAAGTCTGCCCGAGTCGGTGCAAATCCCTGTCGTACAGACGGGCATCGACTACGACGCCAACGGCATCAGCTCGCCGCGTGCGGATGGCTGTGTGCGGATTCGCGCATGGGATGACGCTATCGCTGCTGCGCTTGATTCGTCTGACCCGGTTGTGCAGGCGTGGGGCAAGCGGTCGGCTGAGTCGCCTTGGATTTACATTCAGGACATGCTTCGGTCGCCGCTGATTTCAGCAACACAGAAGCGGGCCATCGGCACGAACTGCGGTAACGCACGATTCATGAACGCAACTTTGGGAGGCAATACCAAGGCTTTTGCGTTCCCGGCCTACACCGTTTTTGTGAACGAACAGGGCAATCTGCGCATGGGTGATTCAATCCCGGACGCTTTCGCGGTCAACGATGACCGAGTGACGCTGACCGGTGAAGTCAAGTCGCGCGGATGGTGGGCAAGCGACATGAAGCGCCTTGCTGCCGATTCGTTGGCGTATTTCATTGTGACTTCCGGGCCTTCTGTTCTGCGAGCGCTCGGGAAGTAACGCCATGATGGGCGAGGCCGAAATCATCAGCCATCTGTCCGGGCCTACGGGCGGCATCTTCGCGCTTGGCATGTTGGCCGGCGCGATTGTCATGTGGGCAATGAATCTGAAACTGGTTGCGCCTTATGTGCAGCGAGCGCACGCGGCAGAGATCGAGGCAATGCAGGCGCGCATCAGCGGCCTAGAGATCAGGATCAAAGAGCTTGAGGCTTTCGAGCAGCGCTATATGGCATTGCTTGAGCGTCACAGCAACAAGACGCTAAACCCCAAGGACGGGCCGTGAGCGCCGTTGACGTGGCGCTTGCAGCGCTCGCAAGTATGGCGCTCGCTGTGCTCTTGGATCGCCTCGCTAGCTTATGGCTGGCAAGGCGTCTGGACCTACCAGACGAGCATGAGCAGGGCGGGCCATGAACGACGATCTAGCGCTATCGATCGCTTCCGAGTTCATCAAGCCGCAAGAGGGCTACAGTTCGACCGCGTACCTATGCAGCGCTGGCGTGTGGTCTGTTGGCTGGGGCCACACCGGGCCCGACGTAAAGCAAGGCACAGTTTGGAGTCGCCAGCACGCTGAGCATATGTTCAAGCAGCGGCTTGTGCAGGACTTCGCCCGCGTCAAGAAGACTTGGCCGGGGGCTGCGCTGCTGCATCCAGCGGCACAGGCTGCGTTGATCTCGCTCGTTTACAACCGGGGCGCGTCGCTCACAAAGCGCGAGCGTGACCCGCTCGACCGCAGGCGCGAAATGCGAGAGCTACGCGGGGCGATTGCAGCGCGCGACTATGTGCTGATGGCTGAGCTGTTTCGCAGCATGAAGCGGCTTTGGGTTGGCACTCCTCACAAGGGACTGCTAAAGCGGCGCGACGACGAGGCCGATTTGTGCTTGAGGGCGGCCAATGACAGCCCGTCGCGGTGATCTGAACGCCAAACAGCGGCGATTCGTCGATGAATACCTGATTGATCTGAACGCCACGCAGGCGGCGATTCGGTCTGGCTACTCGAAGAAATCGGCTGGCATTGGCGGCTTCGACCTCCTAAAAAACCCTAATGTGGCCGCAGCAATCGAAGCGCGCATGAAAGCGCGTGCGAAGCGCGCAGATATCAACCAAGACCGCGTGCTCTTAGAGCTTGCGCGCATCGGCTTTTCTGACATCCGGCGCGTCATCAAGTGGGGGCCAAACGGCGCAACGCTCAAGCAGTCTTCGGAGATCACCGAAGACGACGCGGCGGCAATCTCCGAAATCTCGCAGACCGCTCACGGGATCAAGATCAAGTTTCACAGCAAGCCGGCTGCGCTGCAGTTGCTTGGGCAGCACTTGGGCACGTTCAAGGATGGCAACGGAAGCGAGGATGAAGCGCCGTTGCCTGTCAGTGTGGTTGTTAACGTAGTCGACGCGAGTACACCGCGTGACAACGCTTAACCGCCCGCAAGCGCAGTTCCTAGCGCTCCCGCACAAGTTCCGGGCGTTTGTTGCTGGCTACGGAAGCGGCAAGACTTGGGTGGGCGGTGGGGCCTTGTGCAAGCACGCCTTGGAGTGGCCGCGCATCAATTGCGGCTACTTCGCACCAACTTATCCGCACATCCGGGACATTTTCTTTCCGACGATCGAGGAAGTGGCAGCCGATTGGGGCCTTCGCGTGGAGATCCGCGAGGCGAACAAAGAGATTCACGTTTACCGTGGCCGGCAATATCGAACGACGATCATTTGCCGCTCAATGGAGCGCCCCGGCGACATCATCGGGTTCAAGATTGGGCGCGCGTTGATTGATGAGATTGACGTGATGAAGAAGGCTAAGGCGTTTATCGCGTGGCGAAAGATCATTGCTCGCATGCGTCAAAAGGCGGCGGGCTTAATCAATGGCGTAGATGTAACAACGACGCCCGAGGGCTTCGGGTTTACTTACGATCAGTTCGTGAAGCAAGTGCGCGAAAAGCCAGCGCTCGGCGATATGTACGGCATGGTTCAGGCGTCCACTTATGACAACGGGCAAAACTTGCCCGATGACTACATCCCGAGCCTCAAGGCCAGCTATCCGCCGCAGTTGATCCAAGCGTACTTGGATGGGCAGTTTGTCAACCTCGCATCGGGCGCGGTTTATCCCGACTTCTCGCGCGTACTGAACCACACAAGCGAGCGAATCAAGCAGGGCGAGCCTTTGCACATCGGCATGGACTTCAACGTGCTGAACATGACTGCGGTTGTGTCCGTGATTCGCGACGGGCTGCCGATGACGCTCGCGGAGTTAACCAAGGTGCGCGACACGCCAGCAATGACGCGGCTACTCAAGGAGCGCTACGCGGGTCACGCGATGGCGATCTATCCAGACGCCAGCGGGCAGAACACGAGCAGCAAGGACGCGAGCGAATCGGACCTTTCTATCCTTCGGCAAGCTGGCTTGACCGTCATCGTCAACAACACAAACCCAGCGGTTCGGGATCGCGTCAATTCAGTGTGCGCAATGATCCAAAACGCCGAAGGCGTGCGCAGATGGCTAATCAACACGGACGCCTGCCCGTCGCTCACTGAGTGCATAGAGCAGCAAGCCTACGACAACAACGGCGAGCCGGACAAAGCAAGCGGGCTGGATCACGCGCCTGATGCTGTGGGCTATTTCCTCGCCAAACGCTGGCCGATCGTCAAGCGCACTGCGCGCGTGGAGCCGCTACGAATATGACCGACGAAGACAACCAGGAATTGGGCGTGGCGCTGACGTATTGGGCGCTCGGCTTTTTCTGCGGGGCTGTGTGTGTGTGGGGCTGTGTTTCTTTGCATTGAGGGCATGAAATGAAACTACGTCAATTTATTGGACTGTTCGCGGCGCTCTGGATCTGCGGAGCCAGCGCAACAACGGTGCAGGACATCACCGCAAAGCAAGGCGCGGCGCTGAATGTCACGCTGGCTGGCGCTGAGTCATCGCTCCAAGGTCGCACGCTGCGAATGCATGTGCGCAAGACATTTGCGACGACCTCCACTAAGTTTGTGGCCAGCACAAGCGACGGGCGGCTAACGGTAGGCTCAACGCCCTACACCTCAGCAGCGCTGAGCGTCGGCTCGGATGTGCTGGCGGCTGTGCCAGTGACGGCCCCCGTGGAGTATTGGGTTTACGACGTTGAGAGCTACACGACAGCGGCGGACGTTCGGCGGGAGTGGTCCGGGAAATTCACAATTACGCGGGACGTAACGCGCGACACGGAGGCAGCAACAGAGACCGCACTCAGTGGCGCGGTGCTCTACAGCGGGCCGCAGTCGCTCACAGCCGACCAGCAAACGCAGGCATGGGGCAACATCGGCGGCAGCGAACAGGCGCGCGATGCCATCGGAACAGCGTTGGTTGCTGGCTCTGGGATGACGGTCACAGTCAGCGATGCGGGCGACACGATCACGCTTGCGTCGAGCGGCGGCGGCGGCGGCGCCTCGGATCATGGCGACTTGACCGGACTTGGTGACGACGATCACACGCAATACCACAACGATGCGCGAGGCGATGCGCGATATGAAGCGCTTGGCGCAGTCTCGACTCACAACGGCGTCACAACGGCGCACGGGATCAGCTCTTACGGCGCAACGCTGGTGGACGATGCCAACGCAGGCGCGGCGCGGACTACGTTGGGGCTTGGTGACTCTGCTGTGCTCAGCGTTGGCACTACAGCCGGCACCGTTGCGGCGGGCGATGCCGCTGCGGGACTGATTACGACCCACGCAGGCGCAACAGACCCGCATGGCGACCGGGCTTACACCGATAGCGCGATACCTACGGCGATCTTGCCGATCATTGTCAGCAGCAACACGGTTGAGCAGCGAAACGGCGCAAACGCGCAGACATGGCGGTTTTATTCGACGTACACAGACGGCTCCAACTATGAGCGCTTGGGCTTTGGCTCGGCGACCTATAGCGGGCAGGCGTGGATCAGCATTGGAGCACAGACTGCGGGCACTGGGGCGGATCGAATCAGCGTCGCCTTTTCGCCGGTCGGCGATGGCGCAGTGACGGCACATGCGGCAGATGGCACAACTGCGGGCGGAGAGAATCGCGGACTGCGGGCAGTGGACTGGCAGACGAGCAGGAGCAACGCAGCCAACGTTGCTAGCGGAAACACATCCACCATCGGCGGTGGGTCGGACAATCAAACCCCGGGCGGCGGCGCAACAATTGCAGGCGGGCTTGGTAATCTGGCGTATGACGTAGCCGCGATTGGCGGCGGTCAGTCAAATCGTGCATCGCCGTATGCAGCGGTGGCTGGCGGCCTTAGCAATCAAGCGAGCGCAGAATACTCGTCCATCACCGGCGGCAGAGGCAGCTTTGCAAATGGGCATTACTCTCGAGCGGGTGGGTATTCGTCGGATGCGCGCGGCATCTACGGCGCCGACGTCTACGCCAGCGGACAGCGCGCAGCTAGGGGCGATCACCAGCGCATGGAGCTCGTCGCTCGCGGCACGACCACGGGCGCAACAAGCACGGCGCTGACGACTGACGGCGGATCTGCAGGCAGCGCGAATCAGCTGATTCTGCCCAATAACAGCAGCACTACCGTGCTAGTCAAAGTCACCGGCAATGTGCGCGGGGCGTCTGGGATGTGGGGCTCGCTTTATGTGATCGACATCAAGCGCGGGGCGAACGCTGCAGCAACCGCAATTGAGGGCACGCCAACGACGGTGCACAGCACCAACACGACAGGCGGCGGCGTCACTTTTGCGCTGACCGCAGACACCACAAACGGCGGGTTGCGCGGCACAGCAACAGGTGACACGGGCCTAACGATTGACTGGACGGCACACATCGAATCAGTGAGCGCAACCGAATGAAAGTCAACGAGACAGATCCGCGCGTGACTGCGATGGCGCTCGATTGGGCGCTGATCGACGACCTGCTCGGCGGCACTCGGGCTATGCGCCTTGCTGGTGAGCGCTATTTGCCAAAGTGGACGCTTGAAGAGGCTACCGACTATCAGTCACGCCTGAAAATCGCCACGCTGCTCCCTGCGCTTGCAGAAACGGTACGGAAATCGACCGGGCGAGTCTTTGCGAAGCAGGTGGAGCTAGCCGACGATGTGCCAGCGTGGATCGCCGATGAGGTTTGGCCCGACGTTGATAGGCAGGGCATCAACGGCCACGCATGGGCGCGCGGGTGGTTCTATCGTGCGCTAGCGTACGGACTCGACCATGTGCTTGTGGACGCGCCGCCGAAGGTTCTGCCCACCGGCGAGGAGATTCGCACGCAAGCAGATCAGCGAGCTGCGGGTGTTCGGCCCTATCTCATCAACATCTCGCGCGACAGGATTCTAGGCTGGCAAACGGGCGAGGATGGGCAGTTGACGCAGGTGCGGATCACTTGGTCTAGGACTGTTCCGGGCGATTTCGCGCCAACGGTGGTCCCGCAGATCCGGGTTTATGAGATCGGGAAAGTGCTGGTCTATGAGGAGCGCGAGACCGCAAAGGTCAAGGAGTGGGTGCAGGTTGAGGAAATCACCTACGACCTGCCCGTCATTCCGCTTGTGACGTGCTACACCGGGCGCACTGGGATGATGCAGGCAGAGCCGCCGCTGCGCGAACTGGCGTTTTTGAATGCCAAGCATTGGGCGCAGCAATGCAGCACCGACTCTCTACTACAAACGGCAAGCGTGCCGATCCTGTGCGCAACCGGGATGGATGAAGAGACAAGCATCAAAGTCGGCTCGAAGAACGCGATCAAGATCAGCAACCCGAACAGCAAGATTTTTTTCGTGGAGCACTCAGGCGCCGCGATCGGCTCTGGCCGCGAGTCGCTGAAAGACCTAGAGGGCCAGATGCGGGCCATTGGCGCGAAGCTCTTGGAGCCGACCGAAGGAACCAAGACAGCGACCCAGGCAGGCGAGGAAGCCGATGCAGCCAACAGCCCGCTTGCGTCGATGGTGCAGGACTTGGAAGACGCGCTAGAGCAGTTGCTGTACGTGATTGGCTTGTATAGAGGCGAGCCGGAAGGCGGCAACATCGAAGTCAAAGCGAATTTGGACCCGGATACGGCGCCGATTGAGTCTATGGGCGTGATTGCCAAGATGGTAGCAACAGGCGGGCTATCAGCGGCAACGCAGTTTGCCGAGGCTCAGCGGCGCGGCATCTTGTCGCCTGAGCTGGAATGGGAAGACGAGCAGGCTCGCATCGGGACGCAAGGAACGGGAGAACCGCTGTGATCTATGTATTCGTTCACGGTTTCAACTCCACCGACGGCGGCAACGATCCGCGAATCGTCAGTTTGCGCAATCAGTTCGCGAGCCGCGACAAGGTGCTGGTGCCGTTTCACTACGGCAAGCTGAGCATCTTTGGCGTGCGAGCCGCGAACCTAAACCTAGCCTGCGCCCTCGCCACTTTCGTGACTGCAGTTGCAAACGAGCCAGTGACGCTGATCGGCCACTCTAACGGGTGCGCCCTGATCCATCGCGCACTGCAATTGCTACCGCTCGGGATCGTGCAGCGGGTTGTTTATCTGTCTCCAGCGCTGGACCGCAACACAAGCCCACCCGCTGGGCCTGAGCGTGTGGAGGTATGGCACACAGCGCGCGACGGGGTGCTGTGGTGGGCTCGCCTTCTGGTTTTGCACGAATGGGGCACGATGGGCCGGCATGGCTACACTGGGACGTCTTTGCGTGTCACGAATCGCGACTACTCCGACAAGATCTGCGGGCACTCTGATTGGTTCGCGGATGCGGCTTGGCTCGCGGGTGAGATTTTGCGCGGCACATAAACGGGCACATAAAGCGCACATAGATGGCACATAAACGGAGCTGAACCCATGAAACTGACAATGCTTGCTGCACTCGCGCTGCTTGGCGGCTGCGCATATCTGACGAGCCCCAACGCGCGCTACAGCTACCAGCGCACGGGCGCCGATTGCACGCTAACCGTGGACTCTGGCCGCGTGTTTGCGTCTGGGCCGCCTGCATTGCCGCGATCGTGCTCCCAGAGTGGGCAATCGGGCACAAGGACTACGCTAAGGCATGGGGCCGCGCTTATTCCGCCTGCGTTGGCGCTTGGCTTATGTGGGTGGCGATGTGAATGAAATCAGCGCACAATTCACGAGGGCGTCGAGAGTCCCGGCAAAGATCGGTGTAGCCGGGGGTTGCGGAGATCATAGCCGCAAGAAAGGCCAGTCCGGGCCACGCGACGGCGGTACAGGACGATGGTTCGAATCCATCTGGCGCCCTCTTTTATGACTGATCCAACACCAGCCGAGATCGCCTCACGCTACACACGCCGAGCATTCAGCGTGCTCCGCGTCGCGGGCGGGCTCGCAGACTCAGCCGATGCCGACGTGCGACGCCTGGGCCGCGATCTTGTGCGACTGATCCAAGGCGCGGACATTGTCAGCCTTGGCCGGCGAGACCTGGCCGACCTGCTGCGCGACATAGAGGCGCGAATTGCTGCGGCCTACTCTGTGCTTGGATCCGCGCAGCTTGGCGCAGTGCGCGAGGTGCTCGCGATTGAGGCGGCTTGGGCGTCGACCACGCTAGGCGGCGCTTCGCCTCCTGAGTCTTTGCTCGCTCGCTGGTGGCGATCGCTCGTTGTGCTCGGCGCTCCACCGGCTGAGCAATGGCAGAGGCAGGGCGATACGCTGGCGCGCAGACTGGCCGACGCAATACGCGACGCGCAGGCGTCAAACGCAACGGCGGAAACGCTACGCGCCACGTTGGGCGAGATCATCGAAGCGGCGCGGCGTGATGCTCAGGCGCTCGCCGATGTGTCGACGACAAGCGCAGCGGCTCAAGGGCGCGCAGAGGTTGCGCGAGCGAATGGGTCTGTAGGTTTCAGGTGGCACGCGGTCCTAGATTCGCGCGTCACGACGGGCTGCGCTATGCGCGCGGGGCTGCTCTATACGCTCGACTACCAGCCTATGGGGCACACAATCCCGATTGAGCGGCCACCGCCACGCCACTGGGGCTGCCGATCGATTTTGCTCCCGTTGCGACGCATGCCGCGCGCTACGGATCGGCCCGTGCCAACGTTCGAGAGTTGGGTTGCGGGGCTAAGCGACGAAGACCGCGCGGACGTGCTTGGAAAGGGCCGCGCTGAGTTGTGGCAGCGCGGGGCGATCACTAAGGGCGATCTTGTGAATCAGAGGGGGCGGGTGCTGACGCTTGCTGAGCTTCGGGCGCGGGCGGACTGAAATGCACGCACCCAAACATCGGGCCGGTGAAGCGCCTCCGATTTTCGCTCCGGGTGAAATGTATACATATAAGTTCCACGCCAGCGCTTGCCACCAAACAGCGGCCTGTATTGATATTCGCGGGCAAGAACAACGCTGTATGCGCCCGAGCCGTCGAAGCGAACAAACGCCATAGGCGTTGGCTCAATCGCGATCCATTCGCTCCCAAAGAGTTGGCTTCTTAGCAGCTCAATTACGTTCACGGCAGCGCCTCTGGCAGTGCTCACGAGCTGATTTTACCAGCAAATTCCGCTGGTACGTGCTCGCCCTGCCCATGTACCAAGCAACTGATTGACTCTGTGAGCCAAGCGCCAGTGCGGATGCACGCGCTGCATCGGTCGGATGACCAAACCTCGCAGGGAACCCAATGAAGCTGAAGCTCGACGCAAATGGTCACGTTGTCGTTGAAAACGGCATGCCCGTTTATGAGTACGACGACGGCAGCGCTAAGCCGTTTGACGCTGCGCAATCAGCGGCAACGATCAAGCGTGTGAACGCTGAGGCGAAAGCCCACCGCGAAGCCAAGGAAGCGGCAGAGCAACGCGCAGCAGCATTTGCGGGCATCGAAGACGCGGAAGCGGCACGACAAGCGCTGCAAACCGTGGCGAGCATGGACGGCAAGCTCAAAGTGGAAATCGAGCGCGTTCGCGGCGAGACGGCGAAAGCCTATCAGGCGCGGATCGATGCGGCAGAGGCGAAAGCGAAAGCGATCGAGCAAAGCCTGCACGGTGAGCTGATCGGCGGCGGGTTCGCTCGCTCGAAGTTCATCGCTGACAAGCTGGCGATTCCTGCGGATGTTGCGCAGGCGTTCTTTGGTTCCGCATTCGTCATCGAAAACGGGCAGATGGTCGCGAAAGGCAAGGACGGCTTGCCGATCCTGAGCAAAACGACCGGGCAGCCCGCCTCGTTTGACGAAGCGATAGAGGTGCTTGTGGGTGGTTACGAGCGCAAGGATTCGATTCTGCGCGCAGATCAAAAAGCGGGAACGGGCGCGAAGCCTGGAGCAAGCGGAGCCCCAACGGGCAAGCAAACCATGCCGCGCTCCCAATTCGACCTGCTTTCACCGCCAGAACGCAGCAAAGCATTGTCGTCTGGCGTTGTGCCGGTCGACTAACAAACAACATTTGAGGCTAAGACAATGGCAAACACGTTAACAGGGCTAATCCCCGACTTTCACGAAGCGATGGATGTGATTTCGCGCGAAATGGTCGGGTTCATTCCCGCCGTGACTCGTGACAGCCGTCTTGACCGCGTGGCGATCAATCAGAACGTCACCATCCCCGTTACCCGTACTCCGGGCGCGAACGCAACCAACACCCCTGGCGTCAACGCTCCAGATACGGGCGATGACACGATCGACAATGTGCAGGTGTCGATCACCAAGAGCAAGCACCAGCCGATCCGGTTCAACGGCGAGGAAACGCTCGGCCTGTCGAATGCCGGCACCTTCTCTAGCATCCTGGCGAATCGCACATATCAAGCGATCCGCAAGCTCGTGAACGAGATCGAGCAGGATTTGTGGCTTGCTGCCTACAAGTCTGCCTCGCGCGGCTACGGCGCCGCAGGAACTGCACCGTTCGGCACCGTGAACAATCTGACCGACTTCGCGGGCGCTCGGCGCATTCTTGAAGAGAACGGATGCCCGACGAATGACCTTCAGTTAGTGCTTGGTCACGCTGCTATGGCGAACCTGCGCGGCATTCAGGCGGGTCTGTTCAAAGTCAACGAGGCTGGAAGTTCGGACATGCTGCGCAACGGCATGACAGACCGCATTCAGGGCTTTGCCTTGCGCCATTCCGACGCGATCAGCGTGCACACCAAGGGCGCGGCCACTGGCGCGGACATCAACAACGGATCGGGCGAGGCGGTCGGCCAGACCACGCTGACGTTTGATGGTGCGACGGTCAACACCACTGGCATCGTGGCCGGCGACATCATCACGATCGCGGGCGATACGAACAAGTACGTCATCAAGACGGGCAGCACCGCAACGGGTGGCGATATCGTGATCGGTAGCCCTGGCCTGCGCATTGCTGCAGCTGATGCCGCAGAAATCACGGTGGGCGATTCGTACACGCCGAACGTCGCCTTTGATCGCGGCGCGATTGTGCTCGCAGCTCGTATGCCAGCAGCCCCGCAGGGCGGCGACATGGCGGCAGACGTGACTTCGATTACTGACCCGATCTCCGGGCTTACGTTCGAGTTCGCGCTTTACAAACAGTTCCTGCAGAACGTGATTCATGTTCGCTTGGCCTGGGGCACGAAGGCGATCAAAGACGCGCACATTGCGAACTTGCTGGGCTAAACGTGACGCTCGTCAAAGTCAAGCGCGACGGTCCGCGCGGCTGGCATTTAATCGATGCCGGTCGCTTTGACCCGCTGCGCCATGAGCTTTGGCAGGAACCGCAAGAGCCTGCACCGCAAGCGAAACCCGAGCCCAAGAAACCGAAGGCGCGCACCAAGTGAGCATCGTCATTGAGGACGGCACTGGATTGGCAGGCAGCGAGTCATACGTGACTGTCGCTGTCGCTGATGCGTACCACACGGCGATGGGCAACACCGGCTGGACTGGCACGGATGCCGCAAAGGAAGTGGCACTCCGTCGCGCGGCTCAGTACATCGATAACCGCTACCGTTTTCGAGGCGAGCGCAAGACGAGCACGCAGGCGCTCGAATGGCCGCGTGTGAACTATGAGCTTGGCTGGCGCGTGGAAGGCTGGCCGGTCAAAGCGCTGGCCGATGCGACTTGCGAGGCGGCTCTCCGGGCGTTGACCGCAAAGCTGCAAACAGACACCAAGGCCGATCAGCTGACGGAACAGACGATTGGACCAATCACCCAGAAATGGGCGAGCAAAACGGGCCAGATGCGTTACCCGGTGGTTGATTCTCTGCTGCAAAGCTACAGCGCTTCCGGGCCAAGCTCGATGCGCATTGAGCGTACATCGTGAGCTTTGACTATTCAGACATTGCGGCGGCAGCGCTGGAGCTGATAGGTGAGTTCGGCCAGGCGTGCACTTTGTCGCGCACGACCGTCAACGGCGCCGCGCCGACCACGCAAACAGGCGTAGCGGTCGAAGATGAGCTGCAAGAGGGCGACCGCCGACAGCTTGGCGGGCCTGCTGGCGTGGCTCCGATTGGCTCGCACAAATACTTACTAGGTCCATCGGTCACGCCTCGCATGGGCGAGCGCATCACGGTGGGCTCTGACACATCCATCATCCGCGTTGTTGACGCGATCAAGCCTGGCGCAACTGTCTTGGCTTGGTCTGTCCTGGCGGTGGCCGGATGAGTTTCTCGGTCACAAAAGACGACGAGCGCGCCCAGGCTTTGCTTGCGCGTCTCTCTGCGATTGTTGCGAGCCCGCGCAGCGCGCTGACTGGCTCCGCGCAGGCTTTGCGCCGTTTGGTGCAAGACACTTTCAGGGACGAACGTGACCCTTGGGGCCGCGCATGGACTCGGCACGCTTTCGCAACGCAGGTTGCGCGCGATCGCACGAACGCATCGAGCCAGATTCTGATCGACACCGGCGCGATGTACGGCACGATCGACGCGACAGCCGACGACAGCAGCGTATCCGTATCCGTTGGCACCGAGTACGCGAGCTATCAGCAGTTCGGCGACCCTTCACACCGCGCCTGGGGTGGGCCTGTCTCGCCGCTCCCTGCGCGGCCATTTCTGCCCGAGCGCGCACCGGGCGTTGTCGATATTCCGGCGCCGTGGTGGTACGAAATCTTGTTTCCGATCGAGGCAGCAATTGATCGCGCGAGTGCAAGCGCATGAACCGCCGTATCTCACTGATGGAAGTCACCGAGCGCCTACAGGCGCAACTTTCGCCGTCTCTTGCGGTTGCGCGCGTGGGCTGCGCGTTGGAGACGGATTTTTTAAGTGCCGTCGCTGATCCGGCGAACTGGCCTGGGGTTTGGGTTGGTTGCCAGCGGTCAACGCCGATCGATCCGGGCGATGGCTACACGCAACGAGTGCGGCAAGACGTGCGCGTGGAGATCGTTGCGCGCGTGATCGTGGCAAAGCACGCGGACGGCGAGACAAACCGAGAGCTACCGCTTAACGATCTTGCGGACGCAGTAGCCGATGCGCTTATCGGCTGGCGCCCGACGTATGCAGTTGTGCCGTTGGTCTGGGTTTCGTCAACAGACGGGCCCGCAGAACAAAGCGTTATGACCGTGGACTTGGTTTTTTCCACGCGCATCACTTATCAATCAAGCTAGGAGCACGCCCACATGGCACAGCCAGCACTACAAAGCGGTGAACTGCGGTTCTTCACTGTCAAAGCAGAGTCAAGCGAAGGAACGGACGCTTCGCCTTCCACTTCGGTTAACACCTTCGATCTGATGGAAGGCAAGGTAAGTACCGCGTTTGACAAGGTCGAGCGCCCGCGTGATCGGCCATTCTTTACCGCTGAATCGTTTGTAGTCACAAATAAACGGGCGATGGTCGAGGGCGGCTTTGAACTGATCCCACCAAACACGCCGGGCTCAGCCTCGGGCACGCTGGGCAATGCTCCGTGCGAGGTTGTGTTGTTCCCGACCGGACTGGCGCGCACGAAGTCGAGCACCAACTCGACCACGACTTACAACCCGATCAGCACGGCGATTCCTACCGTTACGGCCTACTTTTATCAGTCCGGCACCTATTACAAGCTGATCGGCGCGCGGGGCGACATCTCTGAGCTGAGCATGATGATCGGCGAGCGCCTCAACGCCAAGATCAAGCTAGAGGGCGTCTATTCCACCGTTGACGAGATCGCGGTTCCGACTGACGGCGACTATTCGGCTTTCACGATTCCGACCGTTGCGACGTACGCAAACAGCGTGATGCGCGGCTTTCAAGGCACGTCAGCCAACGCGCTTCCAGTGTTCTTCTGGGGCAAATCGCTGAAGGTGAACCTCGGCAACGAGCTGAAAACCAAGCAGTACACGCAGAAGCGAATCAGCACGATCGAAGACCGCGCGGCAACGTGGGAGGCAGTCATTGCCCGCCCTGCCGTTGCAGACTTTGACGTGTACGCCTTGCGCGATGCCGGCACGACTGTTCGCCTCGACTTCACCACGGTGAACGATGACGGCACCAGATACGAGCGGCTCAAGATTCGCGGTCAGATCGAGAATATCGAAGCGGCGATGGTTGACGGCAAGGACTTTGGCTACAAGCTAACCGGCCCGTGCATCGCGTCGGACGCTGGCGGCGACGATTTCGGGCTTGAGTACGGCCTTGATTCGCTGCGCCTGATCGGCGATCTGCCAGACGCAGCAGCGGGCGCCTATAGCCAGCAATTGAGCCTGCAGGGTGTCTACGGCTCAGCAGTCACGTACACGCTGCTTTCAGGCGCGCTGCCTGCCGGCACCTCGCTGGATTCGGCAACGGGCGTTGTTAGTGGCGCTGCAACCGCAGGCAGCACGTCAGGCGTGATCCGCGCGACGACTACCGACATTGCGGGCAACGCGATCACTGCCGATTCGTCGACCCAAGCGGTGGTAATTACGTAAGCACATAAACACATATTTACCCGCCGTCTAACCCACGGCGGTTTCCCGCCCAAGTGAGTTTCTACCCGTGCTTAAAATCAAGAAAGCTGAGACCTTCCCGCTTGAAGTCAACTTCTGCTGGCCGTCAAAAGCGAACGCGCAGCTTGAGGGCAGCGTAACTGCTCACGTTCGCCTGCTCGACGAGAAAGAGCGAGAGACCGAACTCGAAGCCGCGCGCAAAACCGGCGACACGCTGGCCGAGTTCCGCGTGCTGGTGCCACGCATTGAGGGCATTCCCGACGACGACGGCAAGCCGCTGGACGGTGATGCGCTGTTTGAGTGGCTGGCTAAATCCAAATACGGCCCGACCATCATCAACTCAATCACCGCTGAGCTCGTGGAGCACCAGACGCAGGGAAAAGCTCGAACCTCTTGGCGGTCGCGCAGTCGCTAACCGGCACGCGCAAGAGTCGGGGAGTCGATGAAGAAGCTTGGCGGGCCATGTCGCCCGCTGAGCGCATGAGGGCCAGCAATAACGAGACCGAGAAGGAACTAATCGTATGGCCCGAAAATATGTCCGCTGTTTTGGTTTACCTGCGGTGTCAGTCCACAACCGTTGCTGGGTTCTCCGGGGCTTTTATCCTCGGCGTGTCTGCGGTCGAAGCGCTAGCAGCGGCGCGAATGCTGCGCATCCCTGTGCGGGAGTGGCCGGAAGTCCTAGACGGTGTGCAGTTGTTGGCGTCGCATGTAGCCAAGATCGAAAACGACAAGGCGAAGGCCAGGGCGGAAGCGAAGAGGTGACGCTGTGAGCACTGTCACTCTACGCATTCAGGTCGATAAGACTGGCGCGAACGAGAACATCGACAGCGTAAAGCGCGGGCTCAACGACATGGGCCAAGAGGGCGCCGAGTCTGGCGCTCGCGCTGCTGGTGGCGTCAACTCGCTTCGGGGCGCATTCGATCAGTGTAGGGCTGCGGTTGGACTGTTTCTTGGGGTCTATGCGGGGATTCAGACGCTCTCAGGCGTAGCCCGATTATCCGACGAATACCAAAGCCTAACAGCGCGCATTGACCTCGCCACGGGCGGCGGCAATGCGTTTGTCACTGCGCAACAGGGCGTGTATGCCATTGCTCAGGAAACGAGCACAGCGCTCTCAGCAGTCGGCGGGCTCTATGTTTCGCTTGCCAATTCCAACGAGACGCTAAATCTGTCTCAAGGCGAACTGCTAACACTTACGGGCGCGGTTTCGCAGAGTTTGGTGTTGTCCGGCGCAAGCGCAGGCTCCGCGCAGGCGGTCGTCAACCAGCTTGCTCAGGCGTTCGGCTCTGGCGTTCTGCGCGGAGATGAATTCAACAGCATGATGGAGGGCTCGCCAAGACTAGCAACTGCCCTGGCTACCGCGCTTGGCGTAACAAAGGGCCAGTTGCGCGACATGGCGGAGGAGGGCCAGCTAACGTCGAAGGTTCTTGCCGAGGGTCTGCTGCAGCAAGCGCCCGAGCTTGCGCGCGAGTTCACGAAGATGGGGACCACGATTGGCGGCGCGTTCACGCAGCTAAGCAATGCGCTGCTGAAATTCATAGGAGAGGCGGGGCAATCTACCGGCGCGGCGTCCGCGTTTGCGGGCGTCATTGTTACGCTTGCGGGCGACCTTCCCGCGTTCATTCTTGGCCTTTCGTCGGTTGCTGGCGGCTACATTGCGATCAAAGGCGCGGCGCTTGCCGCCAACCCTCAGATCGCATTCACCACAACGGTGCTGGGCGGGCTTGCTACCGCGCTGGGCTTGCTAATTTCGGCCTACGCGGCTTTCAAGCTAGGTGAATACCTCGCCGATGAGTTCCAGATTGTGCGCGAGGCTGGTGCAAATCTTGTTATCGGGTTGAATGCGGTATGGCTGGCTATTCGGCTGGCGTTTGAGGCGCTCGTGATTGGCATGCGCCTTGCATTCACTCTTGCAATTGACTTGGTTCAAGAAAAAATAGCCGACGTATTAGAAAGTTTCGTTGCGTTGGCAAAATTCGAGATTTTCGGGACGTCGGTAGATTTCACTTACGGGCAGGCGGCAGCGCTGGATGATTTAGTGCGCGCGCTTCGAGACTCGACGGGCGGGGCCGGCGCGACTGATGCGGCAATGGGCGAACTAACCAAAAAGTTCGACGACTCCAAAACGGCATCGGACAACTTGAAAAGGGGCCTGGAGGAGGCCACGCAGGCGCACTTTGACACCAAAGGCGCAACCGAGGGGCTGACGGGCGCACAAGGGACGAACCGAACTGCAACCGACAACGTGACCGGCGCCATCACTGGGCTCAAGGGCGCAGCCGAAGCGGCAAACCCGAAAATCGCCGAAATGAAGGCGGCAATGGAGGCAGCCAGCGGCGCGTCCGATCAGTTGCGCGACATGCAAGAGGATTTGACGGCGGAAGTAGCGGGGCCGGCGTATTCGGCCTATCTCGAATACGCGCGGAAGCTGCGCGAGGTTGATGCGCTTGAAATAGCTTTGACTGCAAGCCAGGGACTCAGCAAGAAAGAGGCTCAAGACCTTACGACCTACCGCAACGACCTCGCGGCGTCGCTTGTGCGCAACATCACGGAGATCAACAACGCGGTGCCCGCTGAGCAGGCCTACCTGGCTGAGCTGCGCGAGGAGATCAGGCTTGCTGGGCTGAGCGAGTCCGCACGAGAGCTTGGGACGCGGCGCATTGAGGCAGAAAAGACGGCGCGCGGGCTGTTGACTGGCGCAACCGATGAGCAGGTTCGGGCGCTGACTGACGAAATATTGCGCCTGGGCGACCTTAAAGCAGCTGCCGAGGCGCAGTCCGCCACGGCGCAAGACTGGGCAGACTACTGGGAAGGCGCATCGGGCGAAGTCGCGCGCGCAATCGGCGATCTAGTCGCGAACGGCCTGGACGATTTTTCGGAGTTCGGCGATGCGCTGCAATCGATCGCCAAGAAGATCGTTTCTGATTTGGTCACCGAGTTTGCGCAGCTTTCGATCATCAATCCGATTTTGAACAGCATTCTTGGCGGCGTTAGGCCGACTGGCGGCAGCGCGCTTGGCAACTTGTTTGGCGGCGGCGGCGGCAGCAGCGGCGGGCTGCTGGGCGGAATTCTCGGGACCTTTGGCGGCGCACCAAGCGCGGGCCTGCCTAGTATCAATCTAATCACGGGGGCATCCGGGACAATGGGTGCAGGCGGCGCTGGCGGCTTGGGCGGGCTTGGTGCAATGGGGCCTTTTGCCGCTATCGCTGCCGCTGTGGTCGCCAATTTTATGCTAATGCGTCAAGGCTGGGGCGCTACGGGCGGGAGCCTGACGCTACCAGATGGTCAGGTCGTGCGCGGCGGCGGAAGCGGCTCAGCGCGCGGCTTGGATAACTTGGCACGCGCGCACTTTGGTTTGTTCGGACTGAGCGACACCGCGGCGGGCATCCTGAGCGGTAGCGCGATCCACAACCGCCTGTTTGGCCGGCAAGCTCCAAAGCTTACCGACTCGACCACTAGCTTTAATTTTGGCGCAGATGGTGCGGGCGCTGATCTGATGTTCAGGACGATTGAGCGCGGCGGCGTATTCCGCTCGGATCGTCGGCGCACGCGCACGGGACAGGTTGACGACGAGACCCTGGACGCGGCGCAAAGCATGTTCGATGAAGTGCAGGCGACGATGACCAACGCGGCGCGCAACTTGCAATCGACGGCCCCGCAAATGTTGGAGTCTGCCTTGCGCGTTGTCCAGCAATACGACGGCGACGGCAAGGTCAAGGCGACCCAATTTTTTGTGGACATGCTGGGCGAGTCCTGGGAAGAAGCGAGCAGCGAAGCGGCACTGACGCGCATCAGCGCAGAAAACCTTGTTGCAACGATTGACGCGGCTGTAGGCGGCGGCGTTTCTGAGATCGCGCAGCGCTGGCGCGGCGATGCTGGCGTGTTGATGGATGGCGCGCAGTTCCTGCTCGGCGCGGCGGTCGACATTCGCGCGGGGGTCGGGCTGCTTGGTAGTGAGGGCGGGCTTGCTGATGTTGTGGACCTCACCGAGTCTCTGCGCATCGGCAGCGAATCGCTTGTTGATACTTACACGCGCTTGCGCATTGGCGTCACGCTGGTAGATGGCGCGCTGGGCATGTTGGGCGGCGTATTTGGCGGCACGCGCGAGCAAGCTGTGTTGTTCTCGTCGGAGCTTATTGCGGCGGCTGGCGGCATGGATCAGTTCGCCGCCAAGCTGCAAGGCGCGCTTGAGGTGTTGTTCTCGGAAGAGGAGCGCGCGCAGTTCACCGCAGACCAGGCACAGGCCGCGTTGAACGCAGCGCTCACGGGCCTGAACATCACCGGCACTGGGCTGGAAGACGTGCGGCAACAACTCCGCACGCAGCTCCGCGCGGCGATGGAAGCGGGCAACGTCGAGCTAACCAATCAGATCCTGACTGCAGCCAATGCGCTCGGCGCCTTTGGCTCGGCACTGGAGGCGCTAGGCGAAGATGCTGTAGACGCGGCAAATAGCACCACGTTTGGCGGCACAACCGTAGCCGCTGCCAGCGGCCCCTTAACTGCGGGCGGCGGGCTGACTAGCGAAGCTGGCGTCGACGCGGTTACGGCTGCGGCAGATACGCAAACGGCAGCAACTCAGGCAGTCGGCACCACGCTGGATGTGCACACCGGCATCTTGACGCAGATCGCCACCAACACCGCGCGCGCTACGGGCGTCGGGTCTATTGATATGCCGACGATTGCAAAGGGTCTGCAAACGATTCACGACCTAGCCGAGCAGGTTGTGGCGGTCGGACCTACCGGACTGTCTCCTGGAGGCTCGCTGTCCAGCGCGGCTGGCACGAATAGCGCAGGCCCGTCCACCGCAAACGCACTAACTCCGGGCGGCGGATTGACAAGCGCAGCCGGAACCAACGCGGGACCGGACCCGGCAGTCCTGGAAGTCAGCAACGCAGAGCTAGCCAGCCAGCTTGCCTTGAACGCCAATGCACTGAGCGCGGCTAGCGTCCGCCTGATGGACGTATCCAGCGCAGTAGGCGATTTGTCGGAAGTGCTCGGGAGAATCCTTGAGCTGTCGCAGCAGCAACTGGCGGCAGATCGCGAAGCATTGGAGCCACGCGGCACGCTTGAAAGTTCGGCGCGGACCAGCGCGCCTGACGTGCAGCTCTCGGCAACTCTGGCCGTGAATGTCACGCTTGAGCGTCACACGGGCCTTTTGCAAGAGATCGCACAGAACACCCGGCGCGATCCGAACGCAGAGAACGCGGCAGCGCGCGCAGAACAAACGCAAGCGACCCAGGCGGCCACGCTGCAAGAGATCAGGGCAATGATCGCCGAGGCAGTCCGAGCGCAGATCCAAGAGCAAGCGAAAGCCCTGGCCGGCAGCAATGGGCGCGGCGGGGTGACGGCGTGAGTCGGTCCATCCTGCTAGCTGTCATCGCAGCAAGCGGCGGTGATCGCTACCACGCGACAGAGGAATATTGCACCCGGTCGGCAGACTCTCCGGCGAACACCTTGTTCGCTGGTCGGCTGGTCGATGCAGTCTATGAGCGGGCCGTTAGCTTTCACGTCTGGAACCGCGCTGGCGGCGGCCAGGCCATTTCCTATTTGGATCTGGTCAACACTGACGGCGCGTTAGATTCGTGGCTAACCGAGACCTGGCGCGACGTGCGCATCACCCTGTCTGTCGTCACTGCGCGAGCGGCCTACAGCACGGCAACCCGCGTGGGCGTGTGTGTCGTTGACCGCATCGAGGCGCCAAACGATAAGACGATTCGCTTTATCTGCCGCAGCGTATTTGAGCGGCTGGAAAAGACGATCACGAATGACTACTCGACTTCGGTCACAAACGAGCAGCTGCGCAGCAAGCCCAAGCCAATCACCTTGGGGCGCGTCCGCTGGCTGGAGCCCAAAAACTGGAGGCTAAACGACAGCGCAGGATCGACGCGCGGCGCGTATGACGTGGCCGATGATTTCTTCGAGAGCATCGTGGAGCTCCGCGAGCGGGGCGACTCGCAAGACGAGGCGACCACATCGCTAGTCACGAACTCAAGCCCTGAATTCTTTGTCTTGAACGGCAACAATGCATCGCTGGGAATCGAGGCTTACGGCTTCTTGTTCCGCGAGCAAGACGGGCGCCTAGCTGCTGAGATTCGCGGCCAATTGCGGCGCGTGTCGCAGCTCGTCACGAACGAAACATTCCCCAGCGCCTCGAGCGGAAACCCTGCAGGCTGGCTGATTGGCGAGGCTGGAGCCGGCGCTGTTACGTGGGTGAGCGCGGGTAACGTCACGATCACAGGCGATGGCACGGGCGCAACCGGCATTGCACAGAACCTAACGCTGACAGTCGGCGAGGTCTATCAAATCGAAGTTGACATTACGTCGATTACTGGCGTGATTAGCATCGTCATGGGTGTAACCACGCTGCGGCAGATCAGCGCCGTAGCCGGCAAGCACTGCGTGTCTTTTGTCTACTCGTCGCTGGCTACGCTGTCTTTGCAATACCTGACCGGATCCAGTGGGACTGCCACAATCGCAGCGCTACGACTTTACTCAACCAAGCGCATCGCCTCGCTGGCCGAGATCGTGCGCTTCGCAGGCGTGACACGCGGGAGCCTGAGCACGGGCGATCTGGATCTGACCGCGCTGGCCGCAATCGACACCGCGACGCCCTACGCGATTGGGTGGTATAGCCAGGGCCAGGAGGTGCGCGGGATCGATCTTGTTACGCTCGCGGGGCAGTCCTTCGGGACGGCCATTTTTCAAGACGCAAGCGGCAAGCTAAAGCCGGTGCGAATCCAAGCCCCAGCCGGCACCGCTGACTTTGAATTGGACGAGTTGTCGATAACTTCAATCGGCTACGAAGCCGACAACGCTACGGGCCTGAGCACAAAAATGGAGTACGGGCGCAACTACGCGCAACACAGCGCGGACGATGTTGCGGGCCTCGGCGCGTCAAGCACCACGGCGATTGCGCTGCTCAAAGCTGAGCTACAGCGCGACGTGCTAAGCGTGACAACGGCAGAAACGCTGCACGCGATCTATGCCGATGCACTCGACCGCAAGCCTCTTAAGTCGATTCTGAGCGAGCAGGCGGATGCGCAGGACGAAATTGACCGCATATGCAGCTTGTACACGCAAAAGCGGGCGTTTTACACGCTCCAGGCTTTTGTGCAGGAGGCGAGCGCACACACGATCGAGCCGGGGCATACCGTGCAAGTTACTCATTCGCGCTACGGTCTTTCGTCCGGCGTAAATCTGCTTGTGGTGACTGCTCGGTCCGATTTCTTGGGTAATGTTGTTGACTTGGTGCTTTGGGGGTAATTGTGGGCTTCTTGCTTTTTCAAAATCATGCGGACACCGCGACACTTAGCACCACGACGAGCGGAAGCATGTTGCGCCCATTGACGGAGCTTCAAAAGAAATGGGCGCGAGGCTTATGCCGTGGCCCGATCAATGACATTGGGGGCGGCGGCTGCGGTCTGGTTATTCGTGCTGATCTTGGCGAAAACAAGCGAGTGCGAATGGTTGGCGTCGTCGGACTAAACGCGGTGACGCAGATCCAAGGGTATGTCTCATTATCTGCCGTTTCTGCGGGTGGAAGCGAATTAGCAACGGGCACTATCGGATGGAACTCGACACTCGGGGAGACCTACGGCCAATCTATTTGGTACACCCCTCCAGCATCCGTAAATGCCAGATATATCGAAATATCCCTTGAGGTTTATGGCAGAGACTCCGGCTCAAAACACGTCGATGCGCGCCGCCTTTTAATTCTTGACGGGCTGCACCTTTCGGACGGATGGGACAAGGATTGGTCTACAAGGCCAGTCGATCAATCAACATCCACAGCGACGCCAAAAGGGGGCATATTCGTTGGCGAGCAGAACCAGTACCGCGAAGCGCGGTTTTCAGGGTCCGGCATGACGAAGGCCGAGGCCAAAGGGTCAGCGTCAGCGTGGTCACTTGAGGACGCCTTGCGAGAAGCGGGAAAGCGTAAGGAGGTTGTCTGGTCCCCGCGGCAATACACGGACGAAGCAGACCCAGATATGTTTATCAATACAATCTATGGCCGCCTGGTCGACTGGGCCAGAATAGAGCACACGGGCGGCGACACCTACCGCTGTGATTCTATCGTGGCGCATGAGACGCCGTATCCGGCACTTTAACCCAGGCTGACCCCGAACTGACCCCGCCAAACTCATAACCGATTGATTGCCAAAGCGCGCGAAAGTGCACGAGTGCGCGCGTTAGTCTTTGATTTTTCTACTCAGTCAAATACTTCCGCGCCTCACTCGGCAGCCACCGACACCCGTTGCACTGCCACCCGTTCAAAGCAGGCGCAGGCGTCGCCCTATCGCCCGTTGCCCAGGCTTTGCACCGTTGCGACATTCGGTGCGCGATCCAGCGCAGGCACCGCTTGCCGCGCCTGTAGCCTGCTGGCGCCCAGTAGCCTGTTATTTCTGGAGAATTGAAACAGTCTGGAATCATGCGAATAGCCCCACTTGCACGGGCGCAAACTCGGGCACCAATGGCGGTGCGTTGTGCGCCTCAATGCGTGCGCGCAGTAGTGCAGCTCGTGCGCCCTTAGTTGGTGGCGTGTAAGCGCCAGTCCACCGCGAGTCAATCCCGACATTCCGCCCTATGGTCGTACTGTCAGCACTCGCAAGCGGCAGCCGCGTAAAAACCGCAGGGTCCAGCATCCGCAGTCCGTGTATTTTGCACATTGGGTATCCGTCATCATCACAGAGCAGGTGCATCGCCTGCCCCATGCGGCCCCACCACTTTGCATCGCCGACGTATGCAAACTCACCCGAGCTGCCAATACAGATACGCGGCCACTCGCGGGCAAGTCTGCCCAGTCGCTCTATAGACTCGTGCATATGCCAGACGGGCGCACCGAACCAGCGTGGCAAAGGCCACTCAGCCACAAGTGCATCGTTCGCGGCCTCGTCGCCGTCGATCACGTCTGGGATCACTGCAAAGTCGCACGACGGTATCCGCATGCAATCGCGCGCCCAGGTGTAATAGGGGCGCCAGTCGGTCACAGCGCTGCCAGCGCGCCACGCGCTAAAGGCGCCGTTGTCGATAGCAAAAGACTGACAGGCATCGACAGCAAGCCCAAGCTGGTCGGGGCGCGGAAACGAGACAAACGCATGGCCGGCGCGCAGGGCCTCGACTGCGCATGAGTCGGGTGTGATCGGCAGTCCGTGGTAGTGGATCATGCTGGCGCCCAGTAGCCGTCGATCGGTGGTGCGTTGAAACAATCAGGTGTCATTTCATCCCCCAGCGCCAGCCAGACAGCCCGACCGGCGCTTATTGCTGTCGCCGATTACGGGCGGAAAGTGCCAACAATGACCGGCGTGGTCACAGTCGCCTGCACTAAATCGCGGAACTCTTCGGCGATCGACTCTTGCAGCGCCTCAAGCCCCACGATCCGCAGAACCAAGGCCGGCTTTTCGCCCGTGATGACCGAAAGGCGCAGGCTAATCGTGCGCAGCTCCAGCCCATTAAACGGGATCACTCGCGCCTCAATACCCACCGGCAGATCGCCAGCTTCGCTCGCCGCTTCGACTTGCGATAACCCGGATTTCCGCGCGCCCATGTCGTGAATGATGTGCGACGCTTCGTCTTTGGCTTTGATCGTGATTGATCGGATCGCATTGATTGCCCGAGACAGCGACGACACCACACCATCGGCAAAGACAGAGGCAAGCATTGGCGACCAATCTTCGAGCCAGTCGCTCAGTTCGCGCTGGGTCGAGCGCTTGCCGTTGATCGCAATCAGTGCGGCATAGCCTGCAGTAGCCTTGAGCGTCAGGCTTGCGGTCCAGTCGCAGTGCCCCGCATTGTCCGGCGCGCCCTCGTTGATGTACGCAACGGCGCGCGCGGCTTCGGGGTCAACGTACACGCGCGACGCTTCGGACTCGCCTGCTTTGTTCACATAGTCCGCAAACGCCTTTGGTGATGGCGTCCCGAAATGACCGCGAAAGCGGACGCGACCGGGCAACAGGTGCTCAGTGTCTACGATTTTCCCGTCAATGATGATGGCGGGCTTTTGGCCTGGTTCTTCGTAATCTAAACGATTCGCGCGAGCCGCTTCGATCGCCATGTCACGAATGAATTTTAATGCTGCTGCTTCCATTTTGCTGCTCCTTAGTTTTTAGGGTGGCGCCGAGTTAGGTGCAATCCTTGCGTTCTCAGGTTGTCTATTTCTAGAGTTCAGAGCCTGCGCGAGTGCGACGCCGCTCGGCGCCGTTGAATTACCGACCGCCGAGCAAATCGCCCTGTTCGTGCGGGTATAGAGAGAGCTTTCCGCCTTTTGCTACGTGCATCGGCGTTTCGCTTTCGTGCTCTTCCGTGATTTTGCCTCGCTCCAGTGGGATCACCGACTTAATGCTGTGATCGATCACAACTTGGTTTGAATTGCCGATCCGCTTCAACCGGAATTTCAGCACCACTTCGCCCTTTTTGCCGTAAGTCGCGACATTGGCGGCCACGTCTGACATTGCGCGGTTGATCTGTTGCTCGAATACACCTGCGTTCATATCCTCAAGAATCTTGGGGAAATCCGTTCTCGGCGCTTCCGGCTTCATCACGTTCGTGTGTTTCGTTTCTGCGTTCATTTCCGTTCCTGTTTTGGGTTTCCGTCTAGCCTGGACGGTTCAGGTTTATGCGGTTTGTTTAACTGCAGCCTTTCTAAGCTTCGGCTTTGTCCAGCTTCGCTTAGCCATCACATCGCGAATCGTTGCATCGGATACGCCATGCTTAAGCGCAAGGTGTTTAATCAGGTTCGGCGTCTTGACCTTCCGCGCCTCCCGAATCTCGCGAACGTCCTTGGGTAAAAGCGTGGTCCCTTGGCCGGCGTGGTTTGCCTCGGACTGAAAGCAACAGCGCAAGTGGTGCGGGTTGCAACACTCTTTGCTGCCGCAGGTTGTCGTGATGACAAGCCCATCTGGGATAGGGCCGAATAGCATTTCCCACAGCCAGCGGCGCGCTATCAGGCACTTTCCGTTTAACTGCTTGTGCGCCACGCCTTCGGCGCTCTTTGCTCCGCGCCAGCGCCAGCAATCGGCGGGAGTGCGGCCTAGTTCGACTAGTTGCTTGATTGTTGTGCCTGGTTCGTGGCTCATGGCGCCCTCGCGAATTCGATCACCCAGACAAACGGGTTAGCGTCCACGCTTTCTTGCCCGTTAATCGCGCCCCACAGGCTCAGATAACTAATGCGAGGATCAGTGGCGTGGTAATGGCTACCGTCCGGCAATCCATATCCGCCGTCTGCCAGTCTGGCGATGCCCTCCGCAATCGCATCCGCCTCGCTGATGTCGTGCAGGCGCTCGACGCGAACGGCCGTGATTTCGAGCGTGATGCGCGAGTGCTTGCGGAGCATGTGAATCGAGGGCCGCCAGCGCATGCCGTCGATTGAAACTATCGACCCCGGATCGGCGTGATATATCACCCGTCCAGCTTGCGCACACGCACCGTCCCAGGTGTGCGGGATGTCGTTCTGCGTGAACCCGATATCGCTTGGGTGAGGCATTACGCAGTGCGTTTCTCGGACCCACAGACGGTCGCCGGGTTGGCCGTAGGGGCAGAACTGCGAGGCGATAATGCTGCGCGCCTGCTCTACCGTTACCAGACTGCCGCTGTGGCTACCCACAGTGCGGAGTTTTCCGATTGGTTTGGTGAACCCGATCGACCAAGTCACAAAGCCGCCGTCGTGCTCTTTGATGTCGAGCCGTTCAATCGGCGCAACACGCCGCGTCTGATTTTTGATATCTGCCAGTGTTGAGCGGACCATTGGGGCGCTCATTAGGATGGGGCGTTCTTTCATGTTGCAGCCCTCAACGCAGCCCGAGAAATCACCCCGCTCAGCGCGGCCTTGATCGCCTCAAATCGGCTCGCGTCGTACAGCTTCGCGGCCTTGTCCGTGGCTACCGGGTTAAACCCGAGCTGCGCGAGCCCTTCGGCGCTGATCGAAAGCGGGGCGATTAGTGCGTTGATCTCACCCAGGCGGATTCGGGCGCCGGCCATTTTGCTGGCGTCGGGAAAATGGTTTTGGACAACCGCGGCGGCGACTTCGTCCTGCGCCAACGCGATCTCCATATCCTTGTCGTACTGCCGCGCGATACGGCCGTCCAGCTCCACGCGCGCTGCCTCTTCCGCCCGCAGCCTTTCCCGTCGCTCCTCGCGCTCTTTGTGCTCAGCAACACGAGCTTGCGCCAACCGGCGCAGATCGTCCGGCGCCTTCGTCGCACACAGCGCCACGCGATCCGCAAACAGCATCGGGTGATCGATCTCCGCAAGAATGGCGGCATTCGCGCGCACTTTCTCGGCTTGCTGGCTTGCGGCGATCTTCGCGTTAGCAACCGCTGCGTCGATCTTGTCGCGCATGCTGCTGAGCGTTTTAAGCCCCTTGATCGACTCGCCAATCTCGCGCTGCATGCTCTGCGGGACTTGTAGCGCATGCTCGCCTAGCGTCGCATTGATCTCTCTGTAGTGAGCCCAAACGGCGTCGACACCAGCCCGCACAATCTCAGCCTTGCGTGACTCTTTCTCGGCCCTAACGAGCCGGTCAAGCTCCAGGCGTATGCGGCGAGTCTCTGCGCTCACATCCTCAATCGTTCGGCAAACTGCCTCTACGTCGCTGATCTGTGCAATGACGTTCGCTTTCGTGGCCGCGAGCCGATCTTCGACAGCCGAGCACCACTTCACAGTGGTTTCAGCGGTCGCGAAATCCTCGTCAGTGACCAACACCCGATTGATCTTCCCGAGCACTTCGCTTGCGTGCGCTCGGAACTCGGCAAGATTGCTGGCGGTGACGAGTCCTTGAGCTTCTACGCGAAGCGCTGGGAGGTTTTCGGGAGTTCGGCCTACTGGCGCAGCGGTTGCGGGTGGCGGCGCCTTGTAGGCTGCTAGGTCTGCTTCAAACTGCGCCCAGCCGGCTACGATGCGGGCGCGTAAATCCGCTTGGCTCGCATACCAACAATGACGGCTTTCTTTCAGCTCGTCACCGTCCCAAACTGACGCCGTAAACAAAGCGCGCTCGGCGCCGCTGACCATCAATTGCTGCTCAAGCTGGGCCCGGAAATGCTCGGGCAGGTCTGAGCCGTCGTTGCCCTGGTCGCTCATGCAGGCGCGCAGACTCTCCGATAGCGTTTTGTGCTCCCAGATCGTTTCTTCTAGCAGAGTGATCCCGTCAAACGACGCGGAGAGCCGACCGGCTACGCCTACGCACGGATACAACTCTTCCCCGATGATCTCTTCGGCCAGCGGTCGAGCAAGCGCCTCGTAACGATGCCCAGCGTCAAACCGCCGTTGCGTAGCCTCGTCAATCTCCGGCGCAATACCCGTTGCGTACTCGCGCAGCAACTCAGCGCGGGTTTTGTAGGGGCTGATTCCGAGCATGGCCGGCGCGTCGCTCGCGTTCCAATGCGTGCGGCGGTGTTCGTGCCACTCTGGCGAGCCTTGTTGCAGGTTCATGGTTTTCATTGCACCACCTCCGCACTAACACCGGTCTTGATCGCCGACTTCTGCTCATCCGTGAGCGCGCCCTTTGTCGACACCATCGCGATAATCTCGTCAGGCGTCTTTTTCCCGGACTCAATCGCGGCGCGCCACTTTGGCAACGACGCCTTGAACTCATCCGATGGGTATTGCGGGCGCTCCTTCGGCTGCGATGGGCTGGCGCCAAAGGCATCTTCTGCAGTCGTGTCGCCGTCCTTGATGGCCGTCAGTAAGCCCTTGAGGCTCACAAGGTGCTCAAGCCCGATATCTTCAACTCCGGCTACACCAAGCTTCGTGCAAATCTGCTCAGCAACGACGCCGAAGCGCTGGAATGCCGCTATCGCAGACGCGCGACGGTTCGCCAGCGTCTTGATATCGCCCATAATTACTTGGCGCGCTGCGTTGTACATATCCTCCCAAAACGCCTTGGGGACGCCTTTCAGGATCGCGTTACGGAGCGCAATCGAGCACGCTGCGTTGGCCGTTACGCCGATCATGTCGGGCTTAAATCGGCGCCCTTGGCGGTCTGTGATGCGCCGTTGCACTTCGTAGGTGATCGCAACATTACGCTCCAAGTCATGGAACACGCCTTGCGAGGTCACGAAATCGCCCTGGTCACTGACCACGCGGGCACCGGCTCGGCAATTGCCCCAGGCAGAGGCGATCACCTCGGCAAAGCGTGCGCTCGGGCCTTCGATTGTCTTGCCGTCGCGCGGCAATGCGTAGATGCACTGTTCCGCTACCGACTCAGACAAAGTGACCATCTGCAAGGCTTCGTCGCGGAATTTCTTGACGCTGCGCGGGAATCGGCGCGCCGTGCTGATCTGCTGCTCGATCTCCGAGCGGCTAATCATCGACACCATGCTTTCGTCTGCGACTAGGCCGGCAATTTGGGTTTCTGCATTCATTACTTACAGCCTTATGAGTCGGACTTGCTTAGGTGGCAGCGCACTGGACATGTGCACCGGGTAGGTCTTGCGCTCCGCAATCCGCTTTCCGTAGCAGGCCAAACAAACGGGCCGCTTGACGCGCAAATCGTGGATAAGGGAGACATGCACTCTGGCGTAGCAGCACATACAGGTCCGGTTGACGGCGCCCATTTATGCAGCCCTCGGAGACCAAGGGTGATCCGGCGTAGGCTTCTCGGCCCGCTGATACGTAGACTGCAAATCGATGTAGGCCAGCATCGCCTTCTCTGCATCAGCTGGCATTTCGTAGCCCTGCACGCGGTCGCGGTGCTTGCCCCACACTATGCGCGCGTGATTGATCGCGCGATCTTTGTATCGGCCTCGCAGCTCTTGAGCGCGGACGGCGCGGGCTGCGGCGTTGAAGAAATGCGCGTCGCGCACGGCCTCAAGCGTGTAGACGTTGTTGGCCGGCTTCTTGGTCTTGCCAAACAAGTTCAGGATCAACTTAAACATGGTTATCTCCGGTCTGTTGGGTCTTTGGGGTGTCTTGCCTTGTCTATCCGCCGTTCGATGTACTCCACGACGAAACCAAGGGCGATTAGGTGCAGGACAAGCGCGGTCACAAGTCGTTGCTCATGCGCCGAAGCGCCTCCAACTTCTGGGTGTCATCGGCGAAAATGATTGGCTCAAGAGAGCCAAGGTACTGACCGTACCCGCCAACTCCAGGAGAACCGACAACTTCACGCAGGTAACAGACGTATGTTTCTCTCTCATCTTTTGAGAGCGCAGAGAGTGCTTTGTCTACGATCGTCATACATTTCCCCTCATTGCGGTTTGTGCGAGCTTGAAAAGCGGCTCGTAATCGTCGGTAAGCAGCGATCGGCGCAGCTCGACCAGCGCGGGGCTTTGGCTGTTGAAAATTGGCGCCAGCAATTCGCTAAGCGCTGCGTCGTGGTCCGACTGCTGGCAAGCGTTGCAAAGCAGTTCAAGCATCTTCACCGGCTGCTTCGCGAGGATGGCTTCACCGTCCGCCATCGCTGTCTCTACCGCGTACTCGTGGGCTTCGTCGTACATGGCCGCGCCCTCAAGCCGCTGCTAACTGAGCGCGATTGCTCGCACGGTGAAAGCTCGGGGAGTTCTGCAACTTCTCGACGCGAAGCGCCTGGCTCAGCGTGTAGCGCGTCCCGTTGAACCGAACAAAGACCTTTGCGCGAAACTTGTTGCTGTCTTGGTTGGCGCGCTTCATCGCCGACAAAGCATCGGCAATCGTCGGAACGTCGAACGTGCCTTCGAGAATCAGGGCCGGGGTTCCAACTTGGAGTTCGATGCCGATGTTCATTTGCGGGCTGCCGTGGTTCGTTGCGGTGTGAAGATATTACCAAATCAGGTACGGGATAGCAACACCTAAATGGTAATTCCTGCAAATTAGTTCGCTTGACACCGCGTATCCGTAGCGGTAACGTATGAGCAATGGACATACTAACTTTCGTTAAAGCTACAGGGACCGGGACGATAAATTGCCCGGTAATCGCTTCCGTTGCGGAGCGCGCAGGGTGCAGTCACCGCACGCTGTACATGATCGCCACTGGACACAAGCGCGCCAGCGCGCTGATGGCGCGGAAGATCGAGCGCGCAACTGATGGCGTTGTTCCGGCTGCGAGCTTGCGGCCAGATGTGTTCGGCGAGGCCGCCTAAGTGCCAGGCCCAATCTTCACCGTTATCTGCACCACGCCCGCTTCCCAATGAGTATCGCCGCAATGAATGCCGTGTGGTCGCACCCCTTCCAATCAACCCGGAAGCTGGTCGCGCTGTCGCTCGCGGATCAAGCGAACGACTCCGGCGAGTGCTACCCGTCTATCCCAAGAATCGCTGAGCGCTGCGGTCTGAGCGAACGCGGCGTGCACATGGCTCTGGTGGATTTAGAGAGCGATGGAATGTTCACGCGGGTGTCGCGGAATGGCAGAAGCACCCTGTACAAGCTGACCGATCCGACGACTTGGAAGCACTCAACCCCTGCACGTCATTCACCCCCTGCACCACGTGCACCCCTGAATGACGTGCACCCCACCCATGCACGTCATTCACCCCCACCCCTGCACGTCATTCACCCCACCCCTGCACGTCATTCACCCATAACCACCATAGAACCAAAAGAAAGAGCAAAGGCAAAAGAAAAGAACGCGCAACGCGAGAAAGCCGCGTTGCCTTCTTGGTTGCCCGCTGACGCTTGGGAAAATTTTGTGGCGTACCGGAAACGGCGCGGCGGTTGGACGGAGCACGCGGCGGATTTGAATTTGAAGAAGCTGGCAAAGCTGCGCGACGAGGGGAACGACCCGGTGGTCTTGCTGGAAACGGCAATCGAGCGCGGATGGAGCGGGCTGTTTGTTCCTCGGGAGTTCGGCAAGACCGGACCGCCCGCAAGCCTGCGCAGTCAAGTCGAGGCGGCTATGGACGAATTCGGAGGAGCGGCAAATGCTGGATGATCTGGACACAAAACGGGAATTCGCGGCAATCGTGACGCTCACGCTGTGCGGCGTTTACGGCAAGCCGAAACCCGAGAAAGACATGCTGGCGTTGTGGTTCGGCGCTCTCCAGCGCTTCGACATTGGCGACGTTCGCGCCGCGTTTTCTCGCCACGTCGGCGACCCAGACAAAGGCCAGTTCCCACCGCGACCCGCTGACATCGTGCGCCAGATCGACGGCAGCAACACCGGGGCCGCGCCGCTCGCATGGGGCAAGGTCATCAAGGCCGCGTCGCAGGTTGGCGCCTATGCGTCGGTGGCTTTCGACGATGCCGCGATCCATGCGGCGGTCGAGGACCTCGGCGGCTGGCCGGCAGTCTGCTGCTGCACCAACGACGAGCTGCCGTTCCTCCAGCGGCGCTTCGAGGGGGCTTATCGGGCCTATCGCGAGCGCGGCCAGTTCGACTACCCGCCACGTCTCAACGGCATTCACGCAATCAACAACAGCGCGCGGGGCCTGCCTTCGGCTGGCGCTGTGCTGATCGGTAATCCCGAGCAATGCCGGCTTGTGCAAGAGCGCGGAACCTCGGGCGGGCTGCAACTGACGCGCGATGATCGGCTCGCAGACTCAGGCACGCTCAAGGCGATCGGCGGGGCTGTGTTGTCGCTGGTGCCTAGCGGCAGGGATCGTGCGGCATGAATCCTGTCGTGATCGGCAACGCGACTTTGTACCTGGGCGATTGCCGGGAGATTTTGCCGACGCTGCCGAAAGTTGATGCATGCGTGACTGACCCGCCGTATGGGGTTGGGGCAAGCGCCGGCACGGGCAAATATGGCCGCCTAAAAATCGAATCTACAGGCGACCTCAAATGGGACGCAGAAACGCCTGGCGATGATTTGCTCGCAATGGTTGTTGTTGCTGGCGCGCGGTGTGTGATGTTTGGCGGGAATTACTTCAAATTGCCACCGACACGAAATTTCCTTGTTTGGGATAAGGGCAACGGATTTAAGGGTCGCGACTTTGCCGAGTGCGAGATGGCGTGGTGCTCTTGGGACGCTAATGCTCGAGTGTTGGCCCATGACCCACTAGCCAGCCGCGACTACATCAGCAAAGAGCACCCGACCCAAAAGCCCGTCCGGGTTATGCAGTGGGCAATTCAACATTGCGGCCCGGCTCGATCGGTTATCGACCCATTTATGGGCAGCGGATCGACTGGCGTCGCATGCCACACGCTCGGGATTCCCTTTATCGGCATCGAACGCGAACCCAAATACTTTGACATCGCTTGCCGTCGCATCGAAGACGCTCAGCGTCAAGGCCGGCTAATCGCATGAACTGGACAGTCGGCAAACCGCGCAAACCGGGTCAGTACATGGCAACCCTATTACTCCCAAACGCGCACCGCGAATTAGCGCCAATTAGCGTAGGGGCCGACGGAATGGCGCGCGCATGGCACGGACCTGATGCACTTGCGTTAATAAACGGCGCGACGATTGTCGCGTATTACCCAATTCTTCCGGTTTATAACGGGGCTATATGAGCGAGTTTCTTTATACGGTGGACGGCGAGCGCGTAACCCTCGCAGAAATCAAACGGCGCGTGCGCGAGAAAGTGCCGAGCATGAGAGCCAATACGATCATTTATCGGGTTAACTCGGGAATGAGAACGTGGGCTCAGTTGTGCAAGGATACGAAAGCGGGGAATGCGGATAATCGGCGCAATTTTAATAAGGCGGGGCGTAGGCTGTGATCGAAATCCGCGCATACGGCACGCCTGGCCCGCAGGGCTCAAAGCGCTTTGTTGGAGTTAGCAAGGCCGGCAAAGGCTTAATGGTCGAATCGTCGAAAAAGGTTATGCCCTGGCGCGAGGCTGTCAAATGGGCGGCGATTAACGCGCGAGGCAAGGCGCATGCGGCCACGCTAGACGGCCCGCTGTGTGTTTCAATGGTTTTCACGCTGGCAAAGCCTAAGTCGGCGCCAAAGACGCGCAAGACTTACCCAAAAACAAAGCCGGACCTGTCGAAATTGGCGCGCAGTACTGAGGACGCATTAACTGATGCGGGGCTGTGGACTGATGACGCGCGGGTTGTTGAATACACGCGGCTGGCGAAAGTTTATCCGGGTGAAGATGCGGACGCTTTAGATTCGCCTGGAGTTGTTATTCGGGTAATGGAGAGGGCAAACAAGTGAGCGGCTTTCCTCTGACATTTGGCCGGCACAAAGGAAAGGACATTGACGACGTTCCTACCGATTATCTTGAATGGCTTGCGGGGAATCTGAAAGAGAAAGGCAGGGCTTCTGGGCGCAATGTCGAAGTGATAAAAGAGGCGGAAGCCGAATTGAAGTACCGCAAAAAGCACGGGATCGAATAATGAGCACACCAGACTTTGACGCAGAAAACGCAAAGCACCGCGCGCAAATCTTCGAGGA